ATGCCGAATTCTTGGGGGTAAGTCTGACATGCGTTTTATTGTGGGCAGAAAATAGGGTTATTTTTTAGGTTTGCGCCTGCCATTTAGCAGGGCATGGCGGTTGTTTTCAGCAATGGTACACCACTCAAGATTTACTGCCCTATTGTCTAGGCAGTCTGAGTTGATATGGTTTACCGCCGGCTTGTTTTCAGGGTTTGGAATAAAGGCTTGTGCTACTAGCCTATGCACCATCAAAGTTTTTGGTACACCAAATAGGCAGGGTCTAACCATGCGGTAACCTTTGCCATCCAAGTACATGTTTAGTAATTTGCCCTTGCGGTTTGTCCAACGCGGCTGGCTATAGCGGTCTTGCCTAACATACATGCCTCTGTCTAATGAGCGTACATTACCTAAATTGCTCACTTGATAGTGACCCTCATAGCCAATAATGTCAGACCATTTCTCCAATTCATTCATTAAAAGCATTTTACCATAGGTTGTTGTATAATCATGGTTATGGTAGGCATGGAAATAGTATTTACTCAAAAGGTTGCCGGTGCGGTTGATGATTTAAACAACCCTACTTACACCACCCAAGAAATCACAGTTGATGATTGCTTAGTTGCGCCAATTACTGAGCCTACTACCGCGCGTGAGCAGCAAGCAATGGAACAGTCCAAAGACCAAGTGCGCGTACACATGCCAAAGACCGATAGCACTGATGTTGGCAATAGCGAGTTTACCTATGATGGCAAAGTATTCCGATTAGACAGCTCTGCCGTTAAGTTCATGGATGGCAATACGCCTACTCGCTGGAATAGGTACTTTAGAGCAGAAAGTGTAAATGCAAATGGCTAAGGTTGATGTTGAGGCAGTAGTAGTTGCTTGGCTAAATTCAATATTAGCCAGTGGATGGGATGCATACGGCGATAAGCCAACCGGCTTAGACCAATATGTATTAGTAGACCGTACTGGTGGTCCGCGTGAAAGCATGGTGCTGGACAAGGCGGAAATACTAATTGAGGTTTACCACAAGACTAGCCGCAGCACCGCAAAGAATTTGGCGCTCACCATAGCTGACCAAGTTGTAGGGCTTGAGGCTTACAGTGCAGACATCACACATGCATCAGTAAATTCAGTAGTCAATTTAGATGATACGCTTGCCCAATTCCACCGCTACCAAATCTACTGTGATGTATGGGGCGCGCGTAACAGTTAAAAATTGTGTTCAATAAATTTGTTGCATTAATTATGGTTATGGTATAGTTGTAATTAAGTCAGACTAATAAACGGTTACTCACCGGAAAGGAAAGAGGGGAATGGCTGAATACTTTTACAAAGATGGCGATGAGTACAAAAAAGTAGATGATGCTTTGCATACTCAGGCAGATTTAGACAAAGTTGTTGAGAGTCGCTTGGAGCGTGAGCGCAAGAAATTTGCGGATTACGATACACTCAAAGAGACCGCCGGCAAGGTGTCTACAATCAAGTCAGAATACGAGGATAAACTTAAGGAAAAAGACACTGCCATTGGCACACTGTCTGGCGAAGTAAAAAGCGCTAAACTTGAGACCGATAAGGTAAAAATTATCCACGAATTCAAGCTGTCAGACGAACTATCAGAGTTTGTAACTGGCGAAACCGCAGACAAAATGCGCGAGAGAGCTGAAAAGCTGTCTAAGGGCTTACCGGGCGGAAAAGTCGTAATTAAAAAAGACGGCAAGCCAGAGGGCAAAGATACTGATAGCAAGAAAATTGCTAAAAGTCTATTCGGCTCAAAAGAATAGTCCTGACGATTAAATTTTAAACTCTTAAAGGAGTAAATCGTTATGGGAAATCCCCTTAGAACTTCTGCCCTAAACCTTGCCAATCACACTGGTGAGTCTTGGAGCAAAAACATTCGCGGTGGTGTCTTGGCATCACTAGCACCATCTTTGCCAGATGTTAAAGTAGGCAGCACAGACCACTTTACCTTTACAGGTACACCAAAAGCAGAGCTGGTGGGTGAGTCTGCACAGAAAAGCTCAATGGATGGTACGCCTAGCAAGGCTACTGTCAAAACTTACAAGGTCCAAATTACCTACCGCTTTAGCAATGAAGTTATGTGGGAAGATGAGGACTACCAAGCAGGCATTGTTGATGCTTTGGTAGCTAATGTTGCAACAGCCTTGAGCCGCGCATTAGACTTGGTTGCCATTCATGGCATTAACCCTCTTACTGGTGTAATCTCATCCAGCGTTACTAACTACTTTGACAAAGCCGGCAACGGTGTTGCGCGAGTAGTAGCAACTGGTGATGTACAAGCTGACCTTGAAACCGCTGCTAGCGATTTGCAAGAGGCTGGTTACATCGCAACTGGTATTGCGCTTGACCCAGTATTTGCCGGTCAGCTCGCTCGTAAAAAGGATGGTGAAAACCGCCCTCTATACCCAGAGCTTGGCTTAGGGTTTGGTTTCTCAAGTTTCCAAGGTCTTACTGCTGCATCTAGCGATACAGTAAGTGGTCGGCAGGAACTAGAGGCATCTGAGGTTAGCATTCAGGCTATCTTGGGTGACTGGCGCGCCTTTAAGTGGGGTGTCGCTCGCGAAGTACCACTGGAAACCATAGAATTTGGTGACCCAGATGGTGCAGGTGACCTAAAGCGAACCAACGAAATTGCAATCCGCGCTGAGGCAGTGTTTGGCTTTGCAATCTTTGACGGTGCTGCGTTTAGCATCATCAGCGAAAACGGCGCAAGCTCTTAGTAGCTTAACCACTGATGAAATTGAGACCGCCCCGGCGGTCTCTTTTCATTGGGTAATAAGTTTATGCAGCCAGCGTGGTAAAATATGCTTATGACAAAAGCTAAAGTGTACCCATACATAAATAGGTTTAATGGCGAAATCCAAATAATGACCAAGCGCCAAGGCAAAGAGCTTAATGAGGATTGGGCAGTTGCAAAAGTTGTTAAAAATCAGCAAGGCGAAAAGGTCTTTAGGTTTCATTTGAGCGCCCCGGTTACCGGCAAAGATGGCAAAGTGCATATGGGTACTGCTATAGTTGATTTGACAGAGAGTAATGAGCCAGTGGAATTGGAGGCGGCAGATGGCAAGCGAGACACAGAGTAAATATATTGCAGATTTAGCGGTAGCCAAGACCAAAGAATTTAAAGAGGTCAAAGAGCTGCTAATTGCCAATGAGATTATTGGTGCTGATGCTGAAATTGTTAAAAATGCCAAAACAATAGCTGAAATTACCGGCGCACTGACTGACCTGCAGGCATCTAAGCTCATTGATGCACTTATAGCCACCAAAGAGCCAACACGCGGCACAGCCTACTCTAAAAAGCGCATAGAGAGCGTTACTACCATACTGGATGATATTAAAAAGGATATTGATGCTTGGGATTTTCCTAGCGCCTCTGAGCCGGCTGATTATGGCAAGCTGGCTAACTCGCTTGCGCCACAGGTGCTTAAAGCAATAGGGCTACTCAATAACCCAGAGATTGAGCCTAATACCCGGCAGCTCAATCAGGAAATCTTTTTGAGAGAGGTTGCCAAAGCTGTTTATGAAAAAACCTATGAGATGAATGCATTTGATATGGAAATTGAGCATACCAAAGGTCCGGGCATTGATGACCGCTACTATGGCATGGCTAAGGTTGCCAGTAACAGCGTATCTACAGGAGCAGCATAATGGATGAGTATATACGCAACTTCTTAATGACTATGGCAGCCAAAGGTCAAAAGGATGCAATGACCACCGCCCGGCAGTCCGGCAAAAAGCCTACTGTTACGCGCACTGAGTCAGGCGATGCATGTAAGTGGTGCAGGTCTAAAGTTGGCACATACGAAAACCCCGGCTCTGATGTATTTGAGCGGCATGGTGGATGTGAGGGCAAAATTGTCACTAAGGGCTATAGGTCTAAAAATGGCTTGCTAGGTAACTACAAATCAAAAGCCGGGCAAGGCGCTGCAGCACCGATTGCGCCAGACGGTGGGCAGGTTGTATTTAGAGGCACAGGTGCAAATGTATCACCAGCAGGGCTAGAGCTTGGCACTGGCTTGTATGTTGCGCGTGATACTGCCACTGCAGCCAATTTTGGCAATGTCGCACAATTATCATTACCGCTTAAAAGCAAAGACATATTACTAATTGCCAGTGATAACCAATACCAGAAATTAATATTGGATGCTCAAAAGTGGGCGGTCCGCACAGGCAACAGCCTAGACTCAAATGACTTTATACCTGCCTATGTGCGCTACCTTGGCTACAAAGCTGCTGAGGTCGCTGCAACAGTAGACCCATTAGGTGGAATTGCAGTGTATGACCCTAAAATTATCAAGAAATTGCAAGCACAAATGAAATAACAGTTTATGGTATAATTCAAGCATGAGCAGTACAACAGATATTCAAATTGTGCGCGGTGATGATGAGGCTATAGAGCTAGAATTTACTGACGAACTTACAAGCGCTGCAGTTGATTTAACTGGCTCTACTATTATGTTTACGGTCCGGGCAAGCAAGAGTGATACAGACGATGACAATGCATTAATCCAAAAAGATGTTACTACTCACTCTGACCCTACTGCCGGCAAGACTACCATAAACCTTTTAAAAACTGATACTGATGTAGCTACCGGCGATTATTACTATGATGTGCAGTATGTAGATACTGAGAATAAAGTTAAAACTCTAGTCATAGGTAAAATCTCTATTGTCCAAGATGTAACAAAAAGGTCGTAACCATGCAGGGCATTACCGTTAAAATAGCCGTAAAGCAACCAATCAAAACGGTATTACGCCAGAATGTCATACAAGTCAGTGTAGGTAAAACTGGCTCTGCAGGGCGCGAGGTTGAGCTTGAGTCTGATGGCACAAATGTCCGCTGGCGCTATGCTGGTGAGCCGGTATGGTATGACCTAGTTGCGATTGCTGAGTTACAGGGTGAAACTGGTCCTGCCGGTCCAACAGGTGCTACAGGAGCGCAGGGCGCTACCGGCTCGCAAGGTCCGGCTGGCAATACTGGCGCAACTGGTCCGCAAGGTCCACAGGGCGTAAAAGGTGACACTGGAAACACCGGCGCTACTGGCGCAACTGGTGCTGCAGGCACTAACGGCACAAATGGTACGAATGGCACAGATGGAGCTGACGGTGATGATGGGCGCGAGGTTGAATTACAGAAATCAGCAACCCATATACAGTGGCGTTATGTTGGTGATGTTTCATGGACAAACTTAGTATTGCTAACAGATATAAAAGGTGACACCGGCGCAACTGGTCCACAGGGCGCTACTGGTAATACTGGCGCGCAAGGTATTCAGGGCATCCAAGGTATACAAGGCGCGCCCGGCGCTGCAGGTGCAGACGGTACTGATGGTGTGGATGGCACTGATGGCGCGGATGGTGTTGTTGATTATGCTAGAGTAATTGCCTTGGCTACGGTATTATAAGGATAACTATTATGAAAAGAATGATACAAAACTACGCATTTGATAAAACCGCAAAGACGGTTACTTTGCTAGATTATACCTCTGTTGATTTAGAGGGTTTGCTACTCATCACCAATGTCACTGACGGCGCTATAATTTATAACTTTGCTGACCCTGCAGCCGGCGCAACAGTCTCAGGCAATGTAATTACACTTGAGTACGATACCAGCGCTATGGATAACAGCGACAAGCTACAAATCTATTTTGATGACCCAGATTATAACCCTACCACCTATGACCAGCAAACAGACCTTAAAGATTTAACTGAGGCTATTTTAGACACTGCACAGCAAATATCATTTCTAACTAATGTAAGAGGTATAGCAGCGGATTTGCGCGTAACCTTGCTAAGTGGCGCATTGACTAC